GGTACTTTCGGTCCATGCCTCTGATTAAGTACATGAACCTAGTCTCTTGAGTTGGATCTCCCTTCATAGGTTTTACTCCCTGTGAAGTCCGATTCAAAAGCTCGTAGAAATCTTGCCAAACGGGTATACCACCTGTAAGAGACAAACCACCCTGCCCTACAGCAGAGACCCAAGACTGAAAAACAGCTTTCTTGGGTAAAGGTTTTAAACTAATACAGTCTTTTGTCAGGCCACTATAAATGTTTCTCACCATCACATATCGTTCACCATCCCACACAGGATGAGACTGGCAAAATTCAATCTGCTCAATGCGATAGACGGGCTCCTCGACTGTCATCGAGAAGCCCATTTCAGAGAACCAAGGACCTAATCCCTCCATGATCTTAGCAAGATCTTTCCTACTCACTATCAGTGTACAGTCATCGCCATCATTAACCAGTCGGTATTTCACGTCAAATTGATTCATGTACGACCAAACGAGGCAACACATTATGAGGACATTTCCTGATGAGGTATTTGCAACCCCACTAGTTCTTGTCCCCTCAATGTTATACTTCAACTTGCCGTCACGGCACCGTCCAATCCCACGATTTTTCAGTTGCCACATCATCATTCTCCGGAAATCCCGGTACCCTGGGTAATAACCACAATAAACACTAATCTCAAACAGCAACGCGAACACATGTATGTGCTGATCAAATCGCGAAGCATCGAGTCCAATTGCCACAGGATCCGGAACCGAATCCCATGCTGAGCTAATGGCGTCGCCTCTCTGTTCGGCATTCATCCCTTTCAGGACCGTTGGAGCACCAAATAACTCATCAATCGCCTTATAAAGTTTCTTTTCCATAGGCTTTATGAACCTACCGATCGTGATGTTGTACCTTGGGTGGGCTGGTCGGATCACCCTCGGTACTGGCACCTTCTTTGTTCCTGCCTTCTGTTTTTCCGCTTTCACGAAATCAGCTGTCCTCATATCACGGCGTGTAATAGGGAAGTGCTTCAAGTCATCATAGGCGTTCTGATAGATCGTTCGCTTTCGCCCCTGGTAAGCAGCAATATACTGCTCATAAGTCAACGGGGGGGAGTATTTACGAAGTTTCTTCAGGCGATTAAATGCCTCTTGCATACGGGCTGGAAACAACACTGGATCAGGTTTAAGTGGGGGCTGAAAAACTCCATCCCGAAGGACGAAGAATACCCTTTCCTTTATAGCCTTCTCTAGCGTTATGATCGAATTGTCATAAACCAGATACCTCTCACTGGTGGAAACGCCTGTGATGGTTGTTAATTGTCTGGTCTTGACTGGAGTACCCCGCCGATACTGAACACTCAAGTTGGGGTGGTCTGGGGCTGCTGATTTCTCAGCGACCACCCCGTGTTCTCGT